CCCGACGACGACGAACTCGCCCGGCAGGAGGTCATCGAAGAAAACCGCGCGAAGGGCAGAGATACTCACATTAGCGAACTCACATCATGAGCACAAAAAAGCAAAAGGAGAAGAAGGTGGTCATCGTTCCGCGCGGCAAGCAGATACTCGTGCGCGTCGACGACGAGCAGAGCCGCGTTAACGAGTACGGCATCGTCATACCGGACGAAGTCGAGCAGGAGCGCAAGGCGCAGGGCACCGTCGAGGCGGTCGGTCCCGAGATCAAGGACGTAAAGAAGGGCGACCGCGTCATCTACGGCGCGTACGCTGGCGAGTCCATCAAGACCCGGGAGAGCGAAAAGCAGATCGATTACAAGATCCTCGAGGACGCGGATGTCATCGCGTTCATTCGTTGAAATATGGCAAAAGGATGGAGACAAACCCCAGAAGCGATAGAAAAAATAAGGAAGAATAGTGCTCGTTTGGGTAAAAAGTTTGTCTTCACCGAAGAACATAGACGCCACATTTCAGAGTCTCAAAGAGGTAAGCCCGGCCATACTCTCGGCAAGAGATGGAAAGTCTCAAATCCGAAGCCTACACCCAACAGGGGTGAGAAGCATTACAAATGGATAAAGGATCGTACAAAACTGCAGAGGTATAATGACGAGGCAAAAGATAGGAGAAGCGGTGCTTACAGAGAGTGGAGAAAGGAAGTCTGGCTACGAGATAACTTCAAATGCAAGATAGACAATCCAGACTGTGAGGGGCGTATTGAAGCTCACCACATACTCGGATGGAAAGAGTATCCAGAGCTTCGTTATCAAGTAAACAATGGCATTACCTTATGCCACTTCCACCATCCAAAAAGGCGGGAAGACGAGAAACGGCTACAGTCTGAGTTTCAGGCTCTAGTGTCAGTATCAAAGGAACTAATTTGACAGATCCATTTCGCAAGGAGTACAAGGAGATCGGCGACGCTGGCAACCAGCTCATCACCGACATCAAGGATGCGGCGCTCAAGCTCCACGACCTCATCGGCACCGCCGAGAGCGTCGGGACTGCAGGCCTCGACATCGAGATCGCGAAGCAGAAGGTCATCGAGGCGGTCATGTGGGCCGTCCACGGTATAACGGCATAACTATGGCTAAGGACTACGGCTGCAAATGGAGCGGAGTGCCGCACGACCTCGTGCCCGTCGGCGAGACGAGCATCATCAAAGTGGAGCGCTGCACCATCTGCAACCGCAAGTTCTCGTGGCCGAAAGGGCACAAGGGACGCACGAACAACGTGAAGTACCTCAAGGCTCATATTCGTAATTTTGCTCAAAAAGATGGTGCTACGCATCAACTTTTTATGAGAATGTACGAACCAGAAAGATGTATAATTGTTCTATGAAAATGCCACCTGGATATTGGAAGGAGTTTTATGCTCGTAACCGAGAACGTCTCCGAGCAAAAAACCCAGCACGGTATCAACTCTCTAAAGAGGCGACAAAGGCGAGATCAAAAGCATGGGCTCTGGCGCATCCTGAAAGAAGAAAGGAAATTGTTGCAAAGTGTAAAGCAAAGCCAGAGGTAAAAGCAAGAGCAAAAGTAAAAGCTCGTGAATGGCGTATAGCTCATCTTTGCGGGCCGTGCAACTCAAAAAAATTAACAAAAGTAATTCGATACTCGGTTGTATGACAAAAGTTTTAATCACTACCAAAGACCCGTTCGACATCATTGTGAATGCTGTCAAGCAGGCAGGCGCTGCGGTGCGCCCGACCTACGGCCCGTCGAGCAACAAGGTCATCATCGACAAGCCGATATACCGCATGGTCGTGGACGACGGCGTGCAGATCATGCGCGATCTCGAGCTCGATGACCCGAACGAGAACGCGGTGCTCAAGGTCATCAAGGAGACCGCGATAAAGACCAACGACCGCGTTGGAGACGGCACCACCGGAGCCACCATCATGGTGCAGGAGATCATCACCGGCGTAGCCGACCTCACGAAGCGCGACGGCCACAAAATCGAGCGCGAGCTCAAGGCGGCCGCAAAGGAGGCCGTTGAGCAGCTCCGCGGCATGGCGAAGAAAGTGACGACCAAGGAGGAACTCCTCAAGGTCGCCCGAGTTTCGTACGACGACCCAGAGATTGCCGAGGTCATCGCCGACACGTGGCACAAAATCGGGAAGGACGGAGAGGTAACCCTCGAGGACTCCCCACTCCCGAACGTAACCGCCGAGCTCGCGGACGGCGTACAGATACGCCGCGGCTACCTCTCGCCGTTCATGGTCACGAACCCCCAGCGCATGGAGGCAGTGATCGAGCAGCCGTATATCCTCGTGACCGACTACCGGCTCACGAACTCCGACGACGTGCTCCCGCTCCTCAACAAGATGGCGGCGGCCGGCAAGAACAAGCTCGTCATCATCGCCGAGCACATCGAGGATGCCGCGCTCGCGACGCTCCTCATCAACCATCCGAATATCATGAACCCGCACACGCGGCAGCCGGGCATCGTGCAGTCAATCGCCGTGCCGGCACCGTCCGGCGAGAGCATGCAGACGGTGCTCGCAGACATCGCGCTCATGACTGGCGCCCGCTTCTTCTCGATGAAGAAGGGCGACAAGCTCCAGACCGTGGAGATTGATCAGCTCGGCCGCGCCGACCGCGTCATCTCGAAGCGCGACCAGACCGTCATCGTGCGCCCGAAAGGGAACCGCAAGACGGTCACCGAGGCAATCCTCAACCTCCGCATCGCAATCGACGAGGCGAAGGACGAGAAGGAGAAGGACGCGCTCAAGCGCCGCCTCGGCATGTTCACCAACCAAGTGGCTGTCATCAAAGTCGGCGCAGAGACCGACAACGAGCGCAAGGCGCGCAAGTACAAAGTGGAGGACTCCGTCAACTCCGTGAAGGCAGCGTATCGTGGCGGAGTGGTTGCGGGAGGCGGGATCGCACTCGCCAATGTTACGACCTCGAGCGAACTGCTCAACAAGGCGCTCCGTCGCCCGCATCGCCAGCTTCTCGAGAACATGGGCATCGACACGATGCCGGTCCTCAAAAAGGGCGACGCGCTCAACGTGGTCACAGGCCAGACCGGCCCGTGGCTCAAGGTCGGCGTCCTCGACGCAGTCGACGTACTCGTCGCGGCCGTCGAGAGCGCAGTATCCATCGCAAGCATCCTAGTGACGGTGTCCGGCATGATTGTAGAGCCGCCGCCGGAGCCGAAAAGGGAATAAGGTATAGTGTACGCGCGCCGAGGTGGTCTGGTGACCACGCCGCCCTCATAAGGCGGAGAGGCGGGTTCGATTCTGCCGGCGCAACAAGTTATCCATGCCTATCCCCTGACAACCTAATTGGTATAATTACCCTATGAAGCCCGACACTGAAATCATCTACAACAATTTCCGCATCTACCTGAATAAGTGGGGAGAGTATTGCGTATGCCGAAAAATGACAGGCATAATGGTGGCTTGGAATAGCGGTTTTTTGTCGCTCCGAACAGCAAAAGCGTTCATCAACAAAATCAATCCAGTGGAACTTCCACAGAAAGACATTGAGGATTTAGCCGAGCAATTTCAGGGGCGCGGAACAAGAAATGGACGCTATTATGCTGTGAAGGGATAGGTGTGAAGTTATCCACAAAGCGGGACTGGACACATGGCGAGCCGTCGCTATAATGAAGATACTATGAACACGGCAATAATCATCGCGATGCTCCTCCTTACAAACGCGGATAGGGCAACGGTGCCGCATCTGCAGCCCCTCGTGTACAGCGCGGATATATCGCAGCGCGCGCAGAGCAGGGCGCAATATCTCTGCACGCACCCCTTTTCGCACGGCACCTACGGTACGCCATCGGAGTGGACCAACTGGATGCAGGGCATATCCGGTTACATCGGAGAAAACCTCGCGGAGGGCTTTCCGGACGCGACCAGCACCAATGCCGCACTCATGGCCTCTCCCGAGCACCGAGACAACATCCTCGACGTCCACTACAGCCGCATCGGCATCGGGAATGCCTGCGGCGTGACAGTCGAAGAGTTCGCATCATGACGGAGGATACGATCTTGCAAGGCGACGCACTCGAAACGCTCAAAACTCTGGAGATCAACAGCGTCGACTGCATCATCACATCCCCGCCGTACTGGGGACTGCGCGACTACGGCATTGATGGCCAGCTCGGCCTCGAGAAAACGCCGGAGGAGTTTATAGCCGGCATGGTGGCAGTCTTTGAGGAATGCCGCCGCGTGCTCAAAAAGAACGGTACGTGCTGGGTCAACATAGGAGATAGCTACGTCGGCACGGGCAACAAGACAACGAAGGATGCCGAGTACCGCGATCCGAAATACAAAAATGGCCGCAATGGCCAAGGCACCGCGCTCAACAACAAAGTGCGAGGACTCAAATCAAAAGACCTCGTGGGCATTCCATGGATGCTCGCATTCAGCCTACGCAATGCTGGATGGTATCTGCTCGGCCGTCCTGCTGGCTGGGCCGACGGCGCCGATCACACCGCAGTCGGATGGGCGAACGAAAAGAACCAAGGACGTAAGGCCATGAAAACCGGTAAGCGAGCTGCAATCACCGGCAGCGGTCTACACGGCCACAGCGGAGACTTCCGGCCGGACGGCACACTCATCGGCGACGGACTGGCCAACAAGCGTAGCGTGTGGAGTGTCCCAACATTTCCGTACAAAGAGGCGCACTTCGCCACCTTCCCCGAGGAGCTGATAGAGCCCATGGTGCTCGCCGGCTGTCCGAAAGGTGGCATCATCCTCGACCCGTTCATGGGCGCCGGTACCACGGCGGTCGTAGCCAAAAAGATGGGGCGCAAGTTCCTAGGCATCGAACTCAATCCCGAGTATATCAAGCTGGCAGAGAGGCGAATAGCAGGCACTCCATACCCTCTTTTCTAGCCAGTAATCCACAATTAGAGCGTAGCGACCCGTCGCTTACGTGGTATCATTAAAGCACTATGAAGGTAGAGCAACGAAAACTCGGCACCATCACTCCCTACGGTAAGAATGCCAAAAAACACCCAGACGACCAGATAAAGAAAATAGCCGCCTCCATCGAAGTATTTGGCTTCAACCAACCCATCGTGGTAGACGGTGAGGGAGTTATCATCGTAGGGCATGGCCGCTACGCAGCCGCCTGCTATCTCGCACTCGAAGAAGTGCCTGTACTTGAACTTGACCTCGACGAAGAAAAAGCACGCGCATACCGACTCGCCGACAACAAGCTCAACGAGAGCGATTGGGACATGAGCCTAGTTATACAGGAGCTCAAGGGGCTCTCTCTACCCATGCTCGACCTAACCGGCTTCAATCGCTCCCTCGTTCTCGAAAACCCTGAGCGCGATGACTACGTGCCGGCAGTGCCGGCAACCGCGAGGAGCTCAAGGGGCTCTCTCTACCAACTCGGCGCGCACCGCATCTTCTGCGGCGACTCGACCGACGAAAAAGATGTCGCAGTCCTCCTACTCGGCACCAAGGCCGACATGATATTCACTGATCCGCCGTATAACGTAAACTACAGTGGCAGCGGCAAGAACACCTCGAACGGCATCATGAACGACAAAATGGAGTCGGCAAAGTTTGCAGACTTCCTCGTCGATGCCTTCCGGCACATGAAAGCGCACACAAAAGCTGGCGCCGGCATGTACATCTTCCACTCGGACAAAACACAGGCGATATTCGAGTTCGCCCTCAAACAAAACGGCATACGGGTCCGCTCCCAACTCATCTGGAATAAACCCTCGGGCGGTCTTGGGGCTGGCGATTATCGCAGCAAGCACGAGCCATTCCTCTACGCCAGCGCAGAGGGACAAGATCCGCTGTTCTACGGTGACCGTACCAACACCACTATCATCGACTTCACTAAAACAGAGCAGCAGCTCATGGCGTGGGTCAAAAAGCAAAAGGAGGCAGAGAAAAATGGCAAGACCACGGTGTGGACAATGAAGCGTGAACCAGTGAGCGACTACGTTCATCCGACACAGAAGCCCGTCGAGCTGATCATGTACGCACTGGCCAATAGATCAAAGGTAGAAGATATAGTGCTAGACCCATTCCTCGGGTCCGGCAGCACACTCATCGCATGCCAAAAGACCAACCGCCTCTGCTACGGCATGGAACTCGACCCGAAGTACGTCGACGTCATCATCGAGCGATGGGTAGAATACACTGGCAACCGAGAGATAAAATGCAACGGGGAGCCCCTGCTCTGGTAATCCACACCCCAAGAATGGCGACAGCTTGCCTTCGTGCTATCATGAAAATACCATGAGTAAGACCTACCACATCACCACAGCCGAGACATCAATCACAACTCCTTACAAAGTGGGAGAACGGCGCCTGATCGACCAGAAGTGTGAAGGAGAGGACGACATGCAGGTGAGTGATGGATACCACACGATGGACGAGCTCTATGCGCACCGCATCGAGCTGTGGATCGCGTTGTGCCGTACCCTCGCAGAGGCCTCGTTCGGGGCATACGGAGGCTTCAAGCGGCCGATATGGCGCGCGCGCCAGCACGCAGACGGCAGCTCGTTCGATGGGTGGTTCGTGCTCGGCATAGGCGAAAAGGCCGGTGAGCAGCTCACCTACCACCTTTCCAATGAGAAATGGGACGACACCGACTTTGCAATAGTCTACGACCGCGCACCCGAGTGGGACGGCCACACGGCCGCAGACGTCCTTGAGCGCATCAAAACTCTATGACAGACCTCTTAATAACAACAGGACAACCATCACGAGTCAAGGACTTCATGGGTCCGCGCGGCATCGCATTCAAGGAGATAATCCCCAAGCGACCCGAGGGCAGGCCCACCGTAATGACGCCGACGACAGTCCAGAAACTCGAGGACGCTTTTAGCTATGGAATGAGCGACGAAAGAGCATGTGCTTACGCGGGTATTTCAAAACAAACGCTCTACAATTACCAAAAAGAGCATCCAGAGTTTATTGACCGAAAACAGATGTTAAAGCTCACGCCGGACCTGCGCGCGCAAAAGACGCTCGTCGCAAACCTCGACAACGAGGCCAGCGCTCGTTGGTGGGCCGAGCACAAGATGACCGACGAGTTCGCCAACAAGAGCAAAGTCGAGATGTCGGGCGAAGTGATCACCCACACACCAATGACGCCCGAGCTGGCTGCCGGCATTGCAAAAGCAAACGAAGCCCTGCGCGAGGCCGTAGCAGCGCCCCACAAACAGGTATGAGCAAGTACATAGAGATAATCGAATACGCGCCGAGCGACACCGGCAAGACGTTCGTCTGGCAGGTTCGCAACAAGCGAACGAACGACGAGGTGGGCAAGATCCGCTGGTACGGAGGGTGGCGCAAGTACGCATTTTTCATCAACGTGGACGGCATGGCGTGGGTCGCGCTCGACTCCGACTGCATGCGGAAGATAGCTGACTTCCTCGACGACGTTAACCGCAAGAAGCGCGCGACAAAGAAGCCATGAAAACCCTTACCCGACAAGACGCATACGACGCCACCAACTGGCGCAACGTTCCCAACGCTCTCGAGGTGGAGTGCATCTTCGACGAGGACGGAAAGACGTACCGAGCTGCGTTAGGTGGCGACATCCTCGCGAACATAAAAAGCCCGAAGGAACTCGAGCAGCACATGATTGCCGCCATCAAGGCAGCGCGCCCGATAGAGATACTCTACCCCCTCCCCGGCAGCTTCATGCACCAGTGCTTCGCCAAGCCGCCGGTGTACGAGGAGGTGCTGCGCAACTTCCAAATCAACATCGCCAGTACCCTCTTCACCTTCGGCGACGTGATATACAATCCACAGCAGATAGAGACCCCCGACGACTACGTTCACCACGAGGAGCTCCACGCCGAACAGCAGGGGCACAACCCCGAAGGTGCCGGCCGCTGGTGGGCGCGCTACTTCTCCGACCCCTACTTCCGCATCGACCAAGAAGCCCGCGCCTACGCGCACCAGTACGACTACTGGTGCAAGAAGCACAAGGACCGCAACCAGCGCAACCGCAAGCTCCTGCAGCTCGCCTCAACGCTGGCCAGCCCGATGTACGGCAGCGTCGTGGGGCAGTCGGGAGCGGTCGACCTTATTAGACGATTTAGCAAAACAAAACGATGAAAAAATATAAAGCAACAATCCAGTGGCACCACCAGAGCGATCGGAAAGGCATCCTCCGGTACGATTACGTCGAGTATCAGGCGCCGTCATTCACCGATGCCCTCAAGGTCGCAGAGGCGCATCTCATTACCCTCCCCAATGCGCAGCTCGTGCGCCTCGAGACGATATGAGCCAGCCACGCTACACCTTCGCCCGCGTCCCCGGCTACGACGTCTATACTGGCGACAAGCGCATCTACACCACGGTGCGCCGCAACGAGTTCGTGTGCTTCGTCATCGACCTCGAGACCATGAAGGGAGAAGGTCGCAAGTTCCCGACGCTCACCGAGTGCAAGCACGCGGCCGACTACTTCGCGCAGCATTACAAGTTCCCAGAGCAATAGCCATGAACGAGCGCATCGCACAATGGATCACCGACCGCGTAGCCACCATGTGGTGCGCGTACCTGTTTCTTGTCATCGGCATAGGTAGCCTTGTCGGCGTCATATTCAACAACGCCACACTCGCGCTCGTGTGCGGCGCCGTGAGTTCCTACGTCATCCAGCTCGTCCTCTTGCCCATCATCATGGTGGCGCAAAAAACACAGACCGAGCACCACAAGTCGCACGGCGAGAAGCTCGACGAGCTCCTCCGGCACCACTGGGCGAAGGCAAAAGGCCAGACGCCCTACGACCGCGACAAGCTCAAGCAGGCTCTCACCGAAAACCGCTCAAGACGCAAGAGCGGTCACGGACAGGAGTACTGGGACAGCGTGTGCGATGCAGTGGAGAAAGTAGCGAACCTTTACCCGCGAAAAGAGGCACTATGATACACAAACACCATTTCGTGACCGTCGAGCACGACCTGCGCCACGTGGGCGTGCCCGGCATCCGCATCGTCTGCGCCGATCCTGCATGCTCGGAGACTCGGGACGTGTTCTCGCGCTCCGTGAAGCGCCCGCGGCACCGCATCCAGAACGTGGCAGAGAGCACGACTAGCAGTGTATCCAACGTCGAATGGGAAGAAGGGCAGGTCTTTGTCGTGCGCGAGGGACTGCCAGACCACGAGGAGTAATATGAAGCTATGCAAACCGCAGACATCGACCCGGTATTCGCCGAGCACAGCATCCACGGGTGGATCATGCGCGAGGGCATCAAAAACGAGAAGGGCGACCCGATAACCTTCACCGACCACCTCTACCTCTGGGACATCTACCTCGACCAGAGCCAGCTCCTCTGCGTGATGAAGTGCGCCCAGTGTGGCATGAGCACCTGCGCGTGCCTCAAGAACCACTTCGACGCCAAGCACCAGAAGATCGACATCATCTACACCCTCCCGACCGCGAGCGACGTGACCGTGTTCGTCGGCGGCAAGGTCAACCGCATCATCGCCAACAACGACACGATGCTCCACGACGTCCGCGACAAGGACTCCATCGAGCAGAAGCAGATAGGCAAGAGCACGATCTATTTCCGCGGCACGTGGGGCGAGCGCACCACCGACATGATCACTGCCGACCGCCTCGTGCACGACGAGATAGACACCTCGCGCATCGAGAACGTGCGCGGCCTGCAGGCGCGCCTCCAGCACTCGAAGCTCAAGCAGACGCACGTGTTCGCGCACCCCTCGACCCCGAAAAACGGCGTGCACGCCTACTGGCTCCTCTCCGACCAAAAGGAGTGGTTCATCCAGTGCCACACCTGCAAGCGCTGGCAGACGCTCTCATGGTCCACCGAGGACCCGCGCAAGATGAGCGTCGACATCGAAGGGCGTCGCTACCGCTGCAAGAAATGCGACGCCACGCTCAACGACCACGATCGCGCGTACGGCCACTGGCGCCGCAAGAAAGGCACCGAGGGCGCGAAGTGGAGCGGCTACCACATCAACCTCATGATGAGCATCCAGACCACCGCAGGCGAGATCGTCGACAAGTGGCAGGAGGTGCTCGAGGGCAGGCAGTCCATGGACTTCTTCTACTCCCGCGTGCTCGGCCTGCCGTACGCCGGCGGCGGCAACAACGTGAGCGAGGACGAGGTGCTCAAGTGCTGGACGCCCGACAAGAACAAATACCAAGGGCGCCTCGTCATCGGCGTCGACACCGGCATCAAGCTCCGCTACGTCATCGGCAACTCGCAGGGGCTCGTGGGCTTCGGCCAGATGGAAGCGTACGAGCCGCGCGAGAAGAAGGAGGGCGACCCTCGACCATCCATCGTGCTGGAGGAGAGCCTCGAGTACTTCCTCGTGAAGTTCCCCGACAGCGTGATGATCATCGACCAAGGCGGCGACATCGTCGGCGTGCGCGCGCTGCAGAAGAAATACCCGGGCCGCGTGTTCCTCTGCTACTACCGCCGCGACCAAAAGGACATGGAACTCATCCGGTGGGGCGAAGGCGAAAGCTACGGCGGCGTGGTGGTCGACCGCAACCGCATGATCCAGCTCCTCGCCGACGAGATACACATCGAAGGCCTGCAGATATTCAACGGCGCGAGCAAGGAGGACTGGAAGCCGTACGCGCTGCACTGGTCGCATATCTACCGCACGTGGAAAAAAGACGCGCTGGGCGTCGACCAGTACGTGTGGATGCGCAACGACCGTGACGACTGGGTGCACGCCACGGTCTACTTCCGCGTGGGGCTCTCCCGCTACGGGCAGACCGGCTCGATCGTGCAGGCAGAGACACCCGTCACGCCGAACAGTTACCTCCTCAACCCCGACGGCAAGAGTGTGAGCTTCAATCCCGACGACATGTTCCGGAACTCCCCCGACACGCCGCCCGGCTGGGAGCCGGAGGATGACGACTGGCGATAAAACCATGACCGACGCACTCACCACATTCCAGATAGTGCCCGTGCCCGCTTCCTTCGTGGAGCTGGTGCTCAAGAACCGCGAGAAGATCGAGGCGCTCGCGGCCGCTGGCATGTTCGACGCGACCGACGGCAAAGCGACCGTGCACCTCAAGGGTGGCTTCGTCATGGGCGTGCAGCTCGAGACATGGACCTACCAGCGGTCAAGGGAGTTGTCCACACCCGCTCCCATTCCGCGCAAGACGGTTATGCCTTAAGATTGGATGAAGCCCTGCGGGAACTTCGCGCCGCGCGGCCGTTTCGGCATTTACATACCAACGCTCCAACTGGACATCCCAGCGGGCATACGACCTAACGGTTGTGTGCCCGTTTTGCGTTGCAAAAACAACCATCATGGCAACATCACCGCGCAACATAATCGTCGACGCATACAACTCGCTCTCGCGGGACATCAACAAGCTGCCCGGCCACACCACGCTCGAGACGCAGCAGGGCGTCGTCTCCGAGAAGCTGCCCGAGATCTCGGTCGAGATGGACAACGCGGACATCCTCAAGGTGACCGCCAAGTACGAAAAAAGCTGGCTCGAGAGCGACGTGTACGCCGAGTGGGTGAAGCGCTCCGACGAGAACGAGAACTACTGGAAGGGCAAGCACTTCCAGCGCCCCGAGACCGACAAGACGCGCGCGCTCGTCGATAACGTCATTTTCGAGGGCATCGAGACCTCCATCCCGCAGTACATCTCCCGCAACCCCGAGCCGGACGTCGAGCTGCGCCGCAGCGAGATAGGCGCGGACGGCAAGCCGACCAACCCGATCGCGACGGTGTACGTGACCTCCCTGCAGGACGAGCTCGCCGACCTCGGCGACGACATCAAGCTGCGCGCCAAGATGAAAAAGGTCGCGCGCTTCTGGCTCCTGCACCTCGTCGGCATCGGCAAGGCAGGCTGGGACACGCGCCGCGACATGCCGACCCTCAAGGCCGTACGCCCGAAGAAGATCATCCTCGACCCGCTCGCAGCCAACGACGAGGACGGCTACACCGGCGAGATCGTGGGCGAGTACCGCTCGCTCTCCGCGCACAAGATGCTCCCGTTCTGCACCGAACGCGAGGCAGAGTCGGTGCTCCGCGCGCTCGTAAAGGAAGATCTCGCGACCAAGGTGCAGTTCATCGAATGGTGGACCGACACCACGCTCATCTGGACGCTCGGCGGCAAGACGGTGCTCATGAAGCGCCGCAATCCGCACTGGAACTGGGAAGGCGACGAGGACCAGACAGACGAGAGCGACTTCACGCCCGTCGGCATCGCGCCCGAGGGCTCTCCCGCCGTGCCGCAGCTTCCGGAAGCGTCCGAGGCGCCAGATGCGAGCGCGCCCGGCCGCCCGACCGTTCCCTCGATGAAGCTCTCCGGCCTCGGCAACGAAGGCGGAGGCTCGAACGAGACCGAGATTGACACGACAGGCGCAGAGCCTCCTGCGGAGATCGCCACTAAGGACTCCGCGACCGGCGAGGAAGCCGACGAGGACGAAAGCCCGATCCCCGCAGACGACGAGGAGGAGGAACCGGCGATACCGCTCAAGCGCCCCGGCCAGAACCACCTGCCGGCGCCGACCAAGCCGTATTTCTTCTTGGTGATGTTCAATCTGCTCGACCAGCCGGTCGACAACACGAGCCTCATCACCCAGAACCTCGCGAACCAAGACCTCATCAACAAGCGCAACAAGCAGATCGACAAGTACGCCGACACGACCAACAACGGCCTCGTGGTCTCGCTCGAGCGCTCTGGCCTCACTGCGCAGCAGGCCAAGGGCGTGACCGAGGCGCTCCGCAAGGGCGGCGTCGTCGGCATCCCCGCAGGCCCCGCGAACGAGGCGGTCTACCGGCCCGACACGCCGGAGATGCCGGCTTTCATATACGAAAACATGCAAGACCTGCGCCAGCGCGTCCGCGGCATCATGGGCGTGCAGGGCAGCTCTCCTGCGGGCATCGAGCCCGACAACACCGTGCGCGGCAAGATCATGAACCGCACGCTCGACACTGACCGCATCGGCGGCGGCATCTCCGAGATCCTCGAGCAGTTCGCGGACGACTTCTACAACTACGCCGTCCAGCTCAAGCTCGTCTACGAGGAGAAGTACGTCGCGCTCGCCGCGCAGGGTCCGCTCCCGAAGATACGTGTCTCCATCAAAGAGGGCTCGCTCCTCCCGAAGGACAAAGTGACGCTCGCCAACCAAGCGATAGAGCTTGCAGGCGGCGAGAAGATGTCGCTCCTCGACCTCTACACCGCGCTCGAATACCCGAACGCAGAGGAACTCGCGGCCAACGCATGGCTCGAGAAGAACGCGCCCGACCTTCTCTACAAGGACGACCCGCGCGTGCAGGCCGCAGTCCAGCGCATGGCGCAGAACGCTGCCGCAGCGCACCAAGCGCAGCTCCAGCTCGAACAGGCCAAGCATCCGCCGGAAGGCAAGAAGGGACCGACGACCTCGATCTCGTTCAAGGACCTCCCTCCGGACGGCAAGGCGCAGCTCGCAGCGGAAGCGGGCATCACCCTCCATCCCGAGGGCATCGCGGCTCACGAAAACAAGGTCAATCTCGAGGACACCATCCCCGGGTCGACGGGTGACCTGAACAAGGGCGTGACGCCGACGCCGCAGTAATTTATCAACCAACAAAAAAGTTTATGGCAATGAGAAAAATAAAACCAAAATCGTACGACAACGGACTCGCCGCCCCGTCGAAGGAGGCGCGAAGCAAGAAGGTCTACCCGACCATCCGCTTCGACCTCGAGCACGTTCCCGAGGCCAAGGACATGAAGGTAGGCGACAAATACTCAATGCGCGTCCACGGCAAAGTGGCCGGAGTATCGCAGAGCCGCTTCCAGAACGACGCCGAGTTCGAGGTGCACAAGATGGAGCTCTGCAACGAGGAGGAGCGCCCCTCCGCAGAGAACGAAGGCGAGGAGGGCAACCACCGCGACATGGAGGAAGAAGATAGCGATAAAGAAAACGAATAATCGTATGGCCGAACTAACCACCAAAGCCCGAAAGGCAATCCCCCGTACCGACTTCGCTCTCCCAGGGCGTCGGTACCCGATAGAGGACAAGGCGCATGCGCGCAATGCCCTCTCGCGGGTATCGGCGAACGGCACCCCGGCAGAGAAGGAGGCGGTGCGCAGGGAAGTGGCTCGACGCTTTCCAAGCATCGGGAAGGACAAAAAGTAGTTATTAGTTAATCGTTAAAAACTGTATGGCAAAGAAAAAGTACGTCGTAAAGGCAGGCCACGAGGTCCTCAACCAAGAGGGCGTCCTGTGCCAAGGAGGCGAGGTATTCGTGATGGACGACAAGCACGAGCGCGTGCTTCCGCTCCTCACCAACGGATACATCGCGGAGGTCGTGGAGGACGAAGTCGCAGAGGCGGAAGCCGCTGCCGACCAAGCCGCTCCCGAGACCCCAGAGACTCCGGAACCGGAGGCTCCTGGAGCGCCCGCACCGTCCCCAAAAGATGGTGGGGAGCAAGAGTCCTCGCAGCCCTCACAGGAAACGGCACCAGCGACGCCGGAAGCGCCGGCTCCTAGCGAGGCACCGGCAGCCCCTGCGGACGCTCCCGCCGCACCAGCAGCGCCAGAGGAAACTCCGGCCGCGCCCGCGGCTCCCGAAGCTCCCGCAGAGCCAGCAGCAGACGCCCCAGCAGCTCCGGCCGCTGATGCGCCCGCAGCGTAGATCTTTGAAACATGAAAGGAACCAAATCAGCCGAATGGAGAAGGAAAAGATCCGAGAATATGCGCGGATCTAAAAACCCCTTTTACAAACACGGACTGACAGTTGGAAGAAAACGTCACAGCATGAGGCAAATATGGAGAGCGAAGGTTCTCATCCGAGACGACTTCACCTGCAAAATGTGCGGACTCCGAGAATTACTCGATGGGTTCATGCATGCAGACCACATCATCCAGAAGTGTGAAAATAAGGCACTCATGTGGGAAGTCGATAACGGACAGACACTTTGCCCAAACTGCCACATGCGAAAGACGCTCAACGACAAGATTAGGCATTAGAGAATAATTGCGGCATCGCAGCGGGGCCGCCATAGCAAGTACTCGTGCGGAACACGATATGACAGAAATAAAAACGACGATAAGACGGGAGGGCGATCCAGCCTTCCAAGTCGAGGAGAAGGAAACTCCTGGCGCCTCGTCAACGACCGAAACCGAGACGGAGGGCGGAGGTGGAGAAGGCGGCGGTGCCGCCCCCACAGTCCCCTTCAACGAAGACCCCAAGGTGCAGGATTACATCCAGCGCCAAGTCGAGAGCCGCACTGCCAGCATCGAGGAAAAACTCCGCAAGGAGTTCGGGGACAACGTAGCCGGCATCCGCAAGGAGATTGGCGAACAGAGGCAGAAAAACGCCGAGCAGACCAAGATCCCCAAGTGGTTCGGCGGCAACCAAGAGCAGTGGGACGAGTACCGTGGGTGGATCGACCAGCAGCTCCAAGGAGTGGAGGAGCGGGCGATCAACCGCACGTTTGAGAAGGCCAAGTCGCAGACCGACGAGCAAAAAAAGGCTGTGGACGAGGCGACGGAATACTTCCGAGGGGAACTCGCGGCAATCACTGCCGACAAAACTCTGAACCCCAGCGGCAAACCAATCGACCCAGAGAAGCTCCTCAAAGTCGTGATGGACAACGACCTCGTTGACTCCAAGGGCCGCTGGAACTACCGGGCTGGCATGCGTCTGATGAACTCGCACTCCACCACCGTGCACACCCCCAAGACCGGAGACAAGAAGCTCGCAGGAGCCACTGTCGACGGAGTGGGCGGAGGCACCGGAGGCGGAGCGCCGAAGAACTTCCGGACGCCGGCCGACTTCCGAAAGAAGAAGCCCTGGTAGCACCACCCCATTACCAAATTACTCATAGCATTACAAATATATGGCTGAACTATACGGTCAACGCATCCAGACCACGGTGCAGACGGAATACCTTCCGTTCGTCGTGGACACGGTGCTCAACTCCAACATCCTCTTCCAGCGCGTCGTGCGCGCCGGCAAGGAGTGGAACGGCCGCACGCTCCGCGTGCCGGTCAAGATCTCCAAGAACAACACGGGTACCTCGTTCCGCGGCTTCGACACCTTCTCGACTGCGGCGACCAACAACCGCCAGTTCATGGAGTTCACCCCTAGCTTCTATCAGATCACGTGCGCCCTCCCCGGAGACGAACTCTCCGTGGCGGATACCGAGGACAAGGTCCTCGACCTGATGAAGCTCACCATCCAGTCCGACACAGAAGACATGGCCGACAACCTCGGCACCATCTGGTACGCGGACGGAACGGGCAACGGCTCGAAAGACCCGCTGGGCCTCGCGGCCCTCGTCGACGACGGCACGAACGTCTCGACCATCGGCGGTCTCTCGCGCTCCACGTACCCGACTCTTGCTGGCGTCGTAACCAGCTCGAGCGGCGTGCTCGCGCTTTCCAAGGTCGACACCCTGTGGATCAACGTCACTTCCGGCAACATCCGGCCGACGGCGATCTTCACGACTCAATCGGTCTACAACTTCTACGGACAGCTTCTGCGCCCCACGGAGCGCAAGGAGATCCCGATCGATGGTGGCGAGATGAAGTCGGGCACCGGCTACACGGCGCTGCATTACAACGGCAAGCCGATCCTCATGGACGAGAAGTGCACCACGGGTGCCTTCATCATGCTCAACGAGCCGTTCCTGGATTGGTACGCTCTGCCGTACTACAACGCCAAGCCGGTCGCGTACAAGAACCAGATCGAAGGGAACGACTACGAAGCTCCCCTCGGCCTCGGCTTCTCGTGGTCTGACTGGATCATCCCTGCGAACTCCGCATCGGTGGTCGGCCACATCTACGTCGGCGGCCAGTTCATCACGACCAACCCGAAGCGCCACGGCAAGCTGACGGTCATCACGGGCATCTAGTCCCTGCCGCATTACCAGCTAAGAAAAGGCAACCATGAACCAAAACCTCAAGGACATCCTCATCGGCGTAGCGGTCACAATCGTGGCCGTCGTCATCGGGCTGTTCATCTATGCGAAGATCTCGGGCACCCAAAGTGTCCCTGCTCCTTCGCTGGGCGGCATAGGAGGCGTGGGCGACCTTCCGATCGAGAATTACATTCCGTACGTTCGCGACAACGGAGGCATCTACACCAACTATCCGGTGCAGTTCACCAACGGTTGGACCGAGTCTGGCGGCGGCACGGAGACCGGCGGCGTCACCATCGGTTCGAGCGGCACGGCTATCAACCAAGTCAACTACGGCTTTGGAGATGTCATCGCCTACTCGAACACCATCGCGGGGTCCTCCACGGCGCGCGTCGACATCGGCTCTACGGGGCAGGTCGGCGGCACGCTTCCGGGCATCGTCCCGACAAGCGAGTGCGACGTGTACGCGACCACCACGGTGGGCGCATGGGGCTCCCTCGACGTGATCGGCTCATACGCCTCGACCACGGCGGGCTACTGCACCATCAACGTGTTCAACCAGACTGGGGCCACGTTCACGTGGAGCGCTACCGCTTCCACGTCGTACGCGTACCAGTCGTTCCGCTAGGCAACTAGCCACATTATTCACTTAGCATTAAAAATATATGGTTTCTACTCAACCCGTTCTCGCTCAAGAGCAGCTCCTCGGTCACCCGACGATGGTCTCCCAAGGCCTCTACGACGTCGCCGAGACTGCCGGGCAGCAGACGCTTGGAGACCTCGCTCGCACCAACGACGGCCGCACGTTCCGCTATGCGCAAGCTGGCGGCGTGACCCTCGTCGCGGGCAACCTGCTCCAGGCTCCGGCCGAGACCACGGCGCACGAAGTGCTCTCGGTCGCGGCGGCTGCAATCGGCACGAACCAGATCACGACGACCTCGACGGTGACCCTCACCGCGAACCAGTACGCCTTCGGCTACCTGCACGTCGTAGTGACTCCGGACATCGGCCGCATCTACCCGATCCAGAGCCACCCGGCTGTCACGTCCGCGGTCGTCACGATCACGCTCAACAGCCCCATCGACGTCGCTCTCACGACCTCGTCGAAGGTGTCTCTCGTGATGAACCCCTACTACGGGGTCATCCAGAACCCGACCACGGCGACCAGCGCGCCGGTCGGCGTTGCGATCAACGCCCTCCCGACCACCAACTACGGTTGGATCCAGGTCGGCGGCGTCGCAAGCGTACTCTGCGACACGACCGGCACCGTCGGTACGTCCGCAGTTGCATCTACCGGCACCGCTGGTGCTGTCAAGACGCAACCGGCTGGCTCGAGCTCGGTAACCGCCGCGGTAGTGGGCAACTTCTACCAGACGGGCACCTCGACCGACCAGGTTCCGGTGTTCCTCACGCTCGGATAGCCCTCGCGGGCTGGCTCCGCTTCCTCACGGGAGCGGGGACCAGCCCGAGAAGGCCCTTAATATCGCGGTTAACAAATTAGAGACGGGAAGTGCCGCAGCCCGTGTGGTCCAAATTGGAGCGGATTGACCAACCTCCACAAAAATATATGCCTACAGCACTCTTCTACAACTTCTCCGATTACCCGTTCACCGGCCGCTGGAACAGCGAGGACATGACGTTTGCTCCCAAGGAGAAACGCTACATGCCCGCGTTCCTCGCCCAGCACTTCGCAAAGCACCTGACGAACCGCGAGCTGCACCGACAGGGTCTCGACTACGCAACGTCGCCGAAGAACCCCGAGGACCAGCCCGAGTTCGACAAGCTGTTCCGCATCGCGTACCAACGCGACCGCGATTTGCCGGGCCAGAAGCGCAACACCCTCAAGGACATGGTCGACTCCGTGCATCTCAACCGCACGGCAGGCGATCCCGGACTCCGAGTCTCCTCTCCCAAGAGCGAGCTCGGGCCAGACGTCGAGGCGAAGCCGCAGCCGCGTGTGCCCGCGCCGGAGGAAGATCCGAACTTTACCCGTGAGAGCGACACTGTCCCCGTCGACGGCGCACCAGGCGCTCTCGGCAAGGGCAACGCTCCGCAGATAGTGACTCCGCCAGACTTCAACGATGACGAGGAGGACGGCTTCGAGGGCGTTCCCGTGACGGGCACGCCGGAAACCCCAGCCCCGACGACGTCGTCTGCGCCGGCTCCGGTAACAGCCGAATAACGATATGGGTATCCAACTGCTCACACCGAATAAGGTCTCAAGCGACCGCCGCGACGAGCAGCTCGACAGCCAGCGCCGCACCATCGGACTGGCTGCCGTGGAAGCCCGCATCGTCGAGAGCCTCAACCTCACACGGCAGGCCGTGGAGGAAGCGGAAGCGGAACTCGCGGCCAATCTCGACAAGGTGGAGTCGGCGGCAAAGAAGCGGAAGCTCGAGATCAACAACGAGATCGACGCGCTCACAAAAAAGCGCAACCTTCTCGCCGAGTCAATCGACCGAGACCGCAAGGATGTAGACGAGCGCATGGTGGCGGTGGCGAAACGCGAGGAGAACCTCGAAAAGAACGAGGCAATCCTTGCCGAGGGCAACCGCAAGCTCCAAGCAGACGCCGAAGCGCTCAAAAAGCGCGAAGAAAACGTCTCGCAGAGGGAGGATGTCGTCAAGCGCGTGGAGACCGAGAACAACGCCAAGAGCGTCGAACTCGCCAAGGCGCAGGCGAAGCTCGACACGGACCGAAAGCGGCACCAGTCGATAGTGACCGCTGATAATGAAAGGCTCTCCGGCATCGCGGCTCGCAACACCATCGAGCGCGAGCAGAACGAAAAGGAGCGCGAGGAACTCGACAAGCGGCAGGCTGCTCTCGACGAAAAAGAGGCGCTGGTCCACCGCTACTACGAGGCTTTCGTTCCGGAAAAGATCCGCCGAGAGCGATTACAAAATAGCAATTAAGCACTATGGCAAGAACATATTTCGGCTACACAGGCGTGTACAACGCCAACGCCATCACGCTCAACGACGGCGAAGGCGCAGGCCTTGCGCTCGACGTGAACGCCAACGGCAAGGTGACCATGGCTACGCTCATCGCCGGAGAGGACTTGACAAACAACGTACTCAAAACCGAGGAGCGATTCAGCTATGCGCATGTCGCTGCAGGTACAGCGACCACGACGGTCAAGAGTGGTGCAGGTTTCCTGCATTGCCTCTCAATCAACACAAAGGGCGCTTCGTCGAATACGCTCACGGTATACGACAACACCGCTGGCTCTGGCACGGTGATAGCGGTGATCGACACGACCGCGCAGGTTCAGTCGCTCTTCTACGATGTGACCTTCGCAACGGGACTCACTATCGTATCTGCGACCGGCACTGGCGCAGACTACACAGTAGCGTACCGCTAAAGCGTATGTATGGCGCTCACCACACTAAAAATAGGCATGGACTACTACCACGAGTCCATGGGGTACAACACCCAGACGGTGGCGCAGACCCTGCAGGACATGCAGAGCATCGCTCTCTACGCCGACAGAGTAAAGATCTATCACAACCCGTTCACGAACAACGGAGGAGTCGACCCATCGGTGTCGCTCGCGGCATGCCAGATGATATGCCAACAAGCGCTCGCAGCAGGCCTTCCCGTTTCGTGGGTGGAGAACGTCGACAACTCGGGAGGGTATCTCACGGATACAAACTGGCCGACATATGTTTCGCTCGTTCAGGCGGACGCCATAACGGCATCGCAAGCAGGAGCATCGGAGTTCTATGTGGGCAACGAGATATACTCGCACAACAACGGAGATCCAGGGTTCGCAGATCTCCCAGCACGCATCAAAACGCTGGCATCATCTGTCACGTTTCCAGGAGTCATCGGATACGAGGCGCAGGCGAGCGAGCTCACTTCATGGGTGTCGGAGGGGATAGGAAGCATGGGCAAGATCATGTTCAACTTCTATTCCACCGAATCGTCTCTCAAAAGCCAATGCCATACGATGGTCACCACCTTCGGATCGAGCGCAGAAATAGGCGAGTTCTCGACGGTACACGGCTTCGAGACGGACTCGAACTCCGACCAAGATATATGGTGCGTGCAAATGGGCAGACTCGTGAACATCATCCAGACTGCGGGAGTTTCGAGGTCGTACGCGTTCGAGTGGAGGAGCCACAGCACGACCTTTGGGCAGAGTTTCCTAACGGAGAACGGAGTCTATTTGCAGGACGTCAATATCGCAATACAGGCTCTCGTGAACCCAGGAGGGAGACGCTTCTTAACAACATAACAACGAAAGTATGACAAGACTTGTAGCAGGAGCAAGAGTGACACCTGGCGCGTTCGGGACTGCTATATATGCAGCTCCAGGAACCTCTGGAAAGGTGGACTGTGGAACCGACTTTATCGGCGTGACGGCCTTCACCATCTCGGCGTGGTTTAAAGTCACGCTGGGAGCAATGATATCATCCGCTGGTCGCATCGTCGATAACGGGAAAACCATACTGAACTTCGCGCCAACAAGCCAAAGCGAGGGGCACTTTCGCTTCCGATCCGACGGGTCTTCTGGTCCCACCTCCGCTACCTACAGTCTGCGGACGGGAGAGTGGACCTTCGTTGCCGTGACCCGAGATGCGAGCGGTACATGCAACTTTTACATAAATAATGTCCTATCTGGCACAGCGAACCAATCAAGTGGCACACCCGTCGCAGGCTCTACGCACGTTTTTCTTGGTAACTCGAACTCCACGGGCAATCAGATTGTGGGCGCTATGGATGTCGTGCGTATGTTCAACCGTGTGCTCACATCGACAGAACTCGGGAACCTATACAACTTGAATACGAAACCGGCCGACGCAGCGACATCCTGCATAGCCGAGTACCTATTCGACGAGGGAAGCGGCTCAACTGCCAATGACACCAGTGGAAACGGTCACACTGGCACCATCAGTCTCATGAGTTACACGACGGATGTCCCCAATGCCGTACGCTCTGCCGCATCGGGACGTTCTACAGCAGGTGCTCGAAGCGGAGCATAATACTATGCAAGACCACGCCTTCACATTCTGGGAATGGATCAAAAACGGGAGCTACATCGCGGCTCTCGCCTCTTCGTCCATGTTCCTCGGGCTCGTCCCGATAAGCGTGGAGGTGCTCCTTATCCTCATCGTCGCCGACGTGGTGACCGGCATCCTCAAGTCCGCGACCATACACGGATGCCATAGCATACGCTCGAGCATTCTGCAGCGTGGCCTCGTCGCGAAGGGGCTGCTCATCGCAGTGCCCGCGACCCTAGCACTCGCCGGCAAGGGCGTGCAGATAGACCTCGCTTTTCTCGCGCAGGGCATCCTCAATCTTTTGATACTCTCCGAGGCGTACAGCGTCATCGGAAACATATACTCGATCCGCACCGGACAGATACAGACCGAGTTCGACGCAGTGGCATTTGTGCTCCGCTCGATCCGCAACCTTCTCAAGAAGGTCATCGTTGCCGACTCCCCCACGGAGCCGGACATCGACATAAAATAATATGGCAACTACACCACTCATCATCAACGAATGGAACGACGCGATGGGCGACAGCCCGAACGTCGGGCTGGGTCTTGTGCAGAACGCGTCCATCGATGCGGTGCCGGGAACTGTGCAGCCGAACTACATGCCGGCGCTCAACAGCTTCCCGACGAACCACTCGCAGACGTTCACGTGGAACGTTTCGGGCACCTGCGACCTCACCTCTCCCGACACCGTGCTGCAGACCGACGGCGTCGCCGTCACGTTCTCGACCGCAGGGGGCGGCACGCTCGACTCCAACATCACGGCTGGCACGATTTATTTTCTATACAAGTTCGCCTCCGGCCGCGTAATCATAGCCGACACACTCGGGCACGCTCTTAGCCACAACAACCTCTCGCTCGCCGGAAACGGCTCCGGCACCTGCACCGTCACGACCGTCGACATCGGCACGGTGAACTCATACGCGCAGGGCAACGACGCGAACGGTACCAACGTCGCGTATTTCGGCGACAGCAACGGTCGCGTGTGGTACTCGGAAGGAACCACTGGCACGTACCTGCTCAACGGCAACACGATAACGAACGGCGACGGGCAAGGACTCTGTTTATTCCCCGTCTCCGACGGAAGCGCCATCTACCTCTTCGTGTTCCGCAACGCGACCATCGACGTGTGCGACGTGAGCACGCAATCAAAGCGTCGCGATCCAGTCGGCAATTCATGCTGGACGACCGCATGGGAAAGTCTCAACTCGGGGGCTGGGTCAAATGCCGTTCACCAAGCACTCCTCGGATATGACAACATCGTTTACGCGTGCGATTCGCGCTACATAGTCTCGATACAGGAAGTACCTGGCCAGGTGTTCGCGCCCGGCTCGAGCGGCACGTATTCGTACAACTCGAAGGCACTCACACTTCCTGCCAATGACATTGCACAATGCCTTGAGCAGCTCGGGCAGGATCTCCTCGTGGGTGGAGGCTACACCAACCTCATCTATCCGTGGGACCGCATCTCCCCGAGCTTCGACCTACCGCTCCTTTCGCCGGAAGTCGGCATCTACGGCATGAAGAACATCGGCAACAAGGTATACATACTCGCCGGCCTCCGCGGCATCGTGTACAGCACGACCGGCTACCTCGTGACGCAGGTGCGCAAGCTCCCCGAGCATCTATTCCAGAGTACGAGCGGTGGGTCAAACCTAATCACATGGGGCGGTGTTGCCGCCAAGAACGGCGCATTTATGTTTGGTGTGAGCGGTCTCAATGGAGCGGCTGGGATATTCCTGATCTATCCCGACGGGCGCCTCATCTGGGAGAACACGCCGTCGCAGGGGCAGCTCCTTCCACGCGTCCTCGGCAACCAGTCGGGCGAGTTTTACTTCTCCGGCTATGCAGGCGGCGTGGACCTTGTGTCGACGAACCGCTACGACACGCTCGGCAACAGCCTCGTGCAAAGTCGTCTCTACAACGTCGGCACGCGCTTCGAGAAAACCACGTACTCCATTCTCGAGTGCCAACTCGATCAACCAGGCGGCTCGGGTGGCCAGATACGCATCTCATATCGAACCGGCGTGACGGGCTCATTCACAACGCTTGCGACCTACACGCTCGATGGCACCACCACTTCCTTCGACAGCGACGTAGGCCTCATAGATATAGAAAACATCCAGATCCAAGTCGAGGTGGCTTCCGTCGCAAACGGTGCAAGCGGTACGTCGGCTGCTCGCGTGCGAGAGGTGCGCCTCCTTCCATAAAAATATGACTGACCAAAGCGCAATCACACAAGAACAATATCAGAGCCTCCTAGCAAGAGTTTCCGCGTTGGAGACTCACAGGCACACTGGGGTCGACTCGTTGCGTGTCCGTTTTCTATCTCTGCTCGATACACCCGACTCTTATTACCAAGATGCTAACACTAGCTACGCTGGGGCGACAGTAAAAGTCAACTCCACGGCGACCGGTCTCACTTTCGGCACTGGCGGTGGCTCCTACTATATCGGCCAAGTTACAAGCAATGCCGCCGGTGCGATATTCCCATCGGGATGGTCGCTGACGTATGTGAGTGGCCCTCCCTACTACCAGATAAATCATACACTTGGAAGCACCCCCTACGTAGTTTTGGCGACGATAAAGAGCGCGGCTGGTACGCCAATCACGGCGCAATGGTATCCCGACAGCTCGTCGTCGTTCCGCATCTATGCAAACTCTAGCTCCACGGGGGCAGGGTCGTACGACTTCTTCTTCGCTGTATTCACCTAATTTAATAGTAAAATTATAAATATATGAAAAGCTACACCACAGGAAGAAACCTCGCAGGAGTCTGGACGAAGAACACCAACACGTCCAACCTCTCCTACCTCGACCAGACCGCGAACGACGCGTACCGCCACCTCTGCGCCCTCAAGGACTGGAGCTTCCTCGAGCAGCTCCGCACCATCTCCACCATCGGCAACCAGCAGTTCTACCCCGCGCCGTGGGACTGCGCGCGCGTGAAGGAGATCTCGGTGCTCGTCAACAACATCACGTACACGCCGAAGCTCTCCCCGAGCCGCGAGCACTGGGACCAGCTCAATCTTTCCAAGTTCACCTCCGACATCCCCGAGTGGTACTTCATATTCGGCGGCAACTCGGGAGCGGGCATGCGCATCGGCCTCTGGCCGACGCCGGCGAGTAGCGGCAACACCATCAACGTCACGCAGAAATGCCGGGTCGTCGACCTGCAGTTCGCCGACTACACCACGGGCACCATCACCACCGCCGCGAGCGCGAGCGGCCTTACGACCGTTACCGGAAGCGGCACGAGCTGGACCGCCGGACAGGCTGGTCTCTGGATGCAGATTACGCCGACCGCTGCTTCTTCCGCAGGCGACGGCCAATGGTATCTCGTCACTGGCGTGACCAACAGCACGACCCTCGTGCTCGCCAACCAGTACAGCGCCGACTTCTCCGGAGCGAGCGCGAACTACATCCTCGCCCAGATGCCGCTCCTTCCCGAGGACTTCCACGACACGCCGTGGAAGCGCGCCGCGCAGGGCTACTGGGGCAAGGAGTCCGACGACGAGGGTCGCTACGACAAGTTCAAGGCGGCCGCGGACAAGGACGAGGGCGACCTCATACGCACGTGGAGCGCGCCGGGCGGCGACTTCGTCATCGACACCGGAGACGACCCGCAGATCATAAATCCAAATTTAGTCATACGTCTATGAGTCTAACCAAAGCACATTACACTCCTGCATTGCGAACTAAGCGCGCGGAGCAGATGAAAAAACGAGTCGGAGCTCTCAATCCATGCTTCGGCAAACATTGGACGCTCTCGGAAAAGACGAAGAAGCGCCAAAGCCAAGCGCAACGAGGAGAGAATAATCCGATGTTCGGACGACGTGGAGAACTATGTCCCGCGTTTCGTGGCGCATTAGTGAAAGAACATGTGGCAATCCGACGATCCCTTGAATACCGAGAATGGCGTCGCAAGGTATTCGAGAGGGACGACTATACATGCCAAGAGTGCGGTGCCCGCGGAGTGGAACTGCACGCAGACCACATCAAGCCGTTCGCTTTGTTCCCCGAACTCCGTTTTGAGTTATCCAACGGTCGGACTCTCTGTGTTCCGTGCCACAGAGCGACGCCGACGTTCGCAGGTCGCACGCGATTAACAGTATTATAATTAACAATATGGCAAACACCTCTATCGGTTCTATATTTTCATCACTCGGGCAGTCCGGGTCGCCGACCGTGCCGAATATCTTCGGCTCGATGTCGGGAAGCACGCCGCAGTCGGTCGCACCAACGCTGCCCAAGCCGCAGATGGTGTCGAACCTCGCGGTGCCGCAGACCCCCGCGCCCCTCTCTTTCGGCATACCGACTTCCCCCGCCGTACCGAACCTTGGCGCGTTCGGGAGCATGTCCGGATCGACGCCTGCGACCATCCCTTCGCAGATGCCGAAGCCGACCATTCCTCCTCCAGTCACTGCCACGACCCCGGCCGTGCAGCCCAAGCCGGTCATCCCTGCGACGACACCCGCCGCGCTCCCGCAGAACCCGAGCACTTCGGGCAATGCGATCGTGACCACGCCGTCCGGCGCGCAGGTCAACCAGTACACGGGCGCGCTCGTCACTCCGGCCCCTTCGTCCTCGAACTTCGGCAGCACGCCGACTGTCCCCAACAGCATCTTCGGAACTGCGACAAGCGGACTCTCGAGCGCCGGACAGGGAACGTCGCCGGTAGCACCGTCCGTTCAGGGGCTGCAGAGCCTCGCTGCGGTCAACCCCGCAAACAGCGGCCCCGGCGTATCCGGATACGACACCGCAGTCGAAAACCTCGCCAACTTCGAGAGCGGACTGCAGACCGAGCTCGGCAACACCGGAAGGCAGCCCATTCCGATGCCGTTCATCCAAGGCCAGCAGCAGGTCATCGGCGAGCAGAACCAAGGCATCCTCGCCGCGCTCTCAAATGCCGTATCGCAGGCGCAGACCGGCGTACAACTCGGAGAGACGGGCGTGGGACTGCAGGAAACCGGCCTCAACGAAGCGGGCACCCTCGCAAACGCAGGCCAGACCACCAAGCAGAACGCCCTCGAGGAAGCGGCGGCAGCGACGCAGCCAGTCGCAGGCGCCACGTTCTTCGGAACTCCCGAGACGGGCGGCATGGTGGGCACCGGATCGGCCGACATGGCCTCCGCAGTCGCCCTGCAAGCAGAAAAGCTCCAAAACGGCACCACAGACCCCGCCAGCGCGGCCGCAGCGCTCGCCGCATACGGCCAGCCGGGCATCAACGCCCTGCAGCAGGCTCTCGGGGCCAATTTCAGCATCCCAGGAGCCACCGGAAGCGCGGCAGCGACAGAGAGCAATACGGAGCTTTCAGGCACTGCGACGCCGACGGCAGAGAGTTCTATCTACCAGCAAGCTCTGTCCGATTACTCGAACCTCCAGACCTACACACAAAATGTCGACGGCTTCGGTCAACTGCTCACAAGCGGCATGACCGACTCGAGCGGGAACGCTATAAACCCCACATCTGACAAGTACACGAACATGACCATCGCAGCGTTTAGGAACGAACTCTCGAGTCCTTCGCAGGCGCAGTTCGACAGCACGCTCGCGGCGCTCCGCGCGAAAGTGTCCGGCATGCTCTCCATCGGAGGCAGCGAGACTCCGACGCAGCTCACAACTGACGCGAACAGCATCATCAACGGCAGTGCGCCAGTGGGGACGTTACAGGCGACGCTCGATCGCATCCAGCAGGAAGGACAGACGCTTCTCACCAACCAAGCGCAAAAAGTGAACACCGCAAAGCAAAACATCACACCACCCTCCACTTCCAACTTCGGTACAGGCGGCTCTTCGTCGGGAGCCGTACCCTCCGGCTGGAACTGGTAAAACACCATGGCAAACTTCAACCCCTCACAATACGTCGACGCGCAGGGGAACCCGACAGACCCGTCTCTCGTCGCGCTCGCCCAGTCAATCCGCCAGGAGGAAAGCGGCGGCGACTTCACGAAAATGGGCGATAACGCCACTTCTTCTGGTGCCTACCAGTGGAACAACGGCGGCAAGCCGCTGCAAGCTGGGCAGATCCCCGCGAACTTCGTCAACGCAGCGAAGCAGTTCGGCCTCGATCCGACCGACTTCTCTCCGGAGAACCAAAACAAGGTCGCGTACATGCAGATGGCCCAGGACAAGGCCGCGGGTCTGCAGCCCTACCAGATCGCATCGAAATGGAACAGCGGTAGTCCGGATAACTGGCAACCGGGGAGCCACCAAGGCACTACCATGATTAACGGACAGGAGGTCTCGTACAATACGCCAGCGTACGTTAAGAACGTCATGGCGACATTCACTAAGCTGCGCAGCCAGCAGGTGCCCTACGGGCAGGTAGCACCGCCCAGTCCTTCTGCATCCGCGACACCTGACCAAGCACCCTCTGGTGGCTCTGATGGATCGCAGGATACGTTACAAAGCGCATCGGGCACGAACTTCGGCGTACCCTTCCCTGCATCGTCAACGGACTCCCCGGCGGTTGCCGGCCTTAAGACTGCGGGCAACACAATCCCCTCTGCGCTCAATTTCGGAAAGGGCGTACTGGAGTCGATGAACCCGATACAAATCATCCAGACAATTTCCCAGATCCCAGGTGCATGGGACGCGGCGCTCGCCGCGCACAACGGCGACATTGGATCCACGCTCACCGATACGCTCTCAAGCATACTGCCCTCGGCATATCAGGAACTCGTGCCGCAATTCGGAAAGGACTTGTTCTCCGGCAACATATCGGGCGCAGCAAAAGACGTGACCAATGACCCTGTTGGCTCGATTGCGCCCTTTGTATTCGCCGCAGAAGGAGGCGCTAAGATCGCGGACAGCGGACTCGGTGCCCCAGCAGAGGAAGGTGCGCCAGCGACCACACCCGTGAGCGATGCGCTCGACAAAGGAATGACAGCGATAGCGTCCCCCGTGACGTCGTTGGCAGAAAAGGCAGCAGGAGGAGTCGCGAGCGCCGTTCCTTCGATGGTGCGCTACGCCTTCGGCCAAGCAACTGGCCTCGAGCCCAAGACCATTAGCACGATCGCGGACAATCCGGAAGCCTTTAGTAAGGCGAACGCGGGGTCTATCACTCGCGAAAACCTCGGCTCAATAGTGGGGTCGGCACTCCAGCAGCGCATCGACAACTTGAGCGAGTCCGGCACCGGATACCAAGAGATACGCAACTCGACGGAACCAATCGAGGTAGACCCTTCGTTCCTCAAAAACACAATCGAAAGCACCGCAGGCGTGAAGATCAGCGACGCCAACCCTCCGGCCGCACCCGCGCCGGGAGCGGAGCCCGTGATACAGATGGAGCCCGAGAGCGAGAACCCTCCCGTGCAGGCGAAGATAACCGCGCCAGCGGGTTCTCGAATAAGCAACCCGGGTGACGTGTCGCGCCTCCAGAGCTTCTATAACCGATGGCAGCCAGTATTTGATGGCGGCCAGATGACTCCCGACCAGTTCCTCACGATGCGCAGTGAGCTCTCAAAGATTGCGTACAACGATGCGGGCGTAAAGAGCGGAGACGTTGCGGGCGTCGCAGACCAGATCCGTGGGTCGCTCAATACACAGTACCGCCCAAGCATCGACGGTCTCGAGGAAAAGGACGCCGATTATTCTTCGCAGATACAGGAGCTCAAGACTCTGCGCAAGGGGTTCGTCGACAAAGACGGGAACCTCACCGACAGCGCGGTCAACAAGATTGCAAATGCGACTGGCAAAGGAAAGGGACAGGTGCTCGACCGACTCGAGCAGATCTCGCCGGGCATCACGAAGAAGATACAGATCCTCAAGGCTTCGGAAGATCTCGAGCGCGCCGCAGGTGCAAAGACCGGAACGTACACGCGATCAGTGCTTGGAGCGGGAGGTCTCATTGGTGGCATTACGAGTATGAACCTGCCAATCATTGCCGCATCGCTGGGAGAGATGATCCTCTCAAACCCCGACGTCGCGACGAAGATCATCCGCACATACGGCAACGCGAAGCCGCTGCTTTCAGCGGTCGCCACGTACCTGCAAAAAGGTGCGTCGGCGATCAACAACGCGCCGGCAAAGCTGCCGCCACCGACCGTGTTCCGCGGCATGTCGCGCATGAAGGCACCAGCCACCGTGTTCGGCACGAACCAGTAGTCATCTTAGAGAGGATAAAAAGGCATATATGACAACACCGCAAGCTATACAGACGACAATAAATGTGCCGTCGTGCACGCCCCACCAAAAGAGCGCCAAGCCGATGCCGAAATATACACAGGCTGCCAGTAGCGGATGTTTCACTTTCATGCCATTCTTTATAGCATGACAAGCGAACCTACAAAAGCGTATATAGCGGGAATTGTGGATGGAGAAGGGTGGGTATCTCTGGTGACATCTGCGGGAAAAAGACGGAGAAAATATAAAACAGCAACCGTAGTAGTGGTAAATACCAATTACAAAATGCTCTTATTTTTGAAGAAAAACTATAAGGGGGCATTTACCAAAAGAAAAGTGCTAAGCCCGAAACATAACCAAAGTTGGGCATGGAGAGTGACTGCTGCAAATGCGAGACAACTTCTTAGAGATATACGACCCTACCTTATTATTAAAGCAGAGCAAGCGGATAGGGCGCTCGCTTATTATAAAGAGTATTAAATAAAATTATGCCACAAGAAACACAAGAAGGTCCGGGCGTATTTTCAGGCCTCAAAGAGGTGCTCCCGGCATTTATCAGCGACTGGGTACTCGGCGGCGAGACCGGAGTGAAGGCGGTCATCCGCAACAACGCCATGGACTGGCGCCCGAGCGCACCAGACCCCAAAGGGCAGCTCATGAAGGTCAACGGCGTGTCGTACGGCGACACCAACTCGTGCACCGACTTCTCGGGCACGAACGACGTAGCGACGCAGCTCGACTACATGATCAAGAACGGGCAGATTGACCCGAACGGTCTCAACTTCCTCAAGAACAACGGCTACGTCGGAGAGGACGGCAAGATCAACCTCTCGCCGCGCTTCACCGCTGTCATGAGCGGAACGACACCGCAGAACGGTAACAGCCTGCCGAACGTGTGGCACTCGATGCGCCACAACGGCGTGGTGCCAGACTCTGCGTGGCCGATGCCGACCACAGCGTTCTCCACCACGCTCGACTCCGGAGGCGGCATACAGGCACTCTGGAACGATTACTACGCGCCAATCTCGCAGGATGTCATAGACCTCGGCGCGCAGTTCGCCTCGTGGTTCGACATCCAATACGAATGGGTGGCGTGGCCGGGAGGCGGCGCGCAGAGCCCCTCCGACTTCTCGCAGGCGCTCTCTGTGTCCCCGCTCCAGATAGCGACGGCGGTATGCGCGGGATGGAACACGGCAGACCCGATACAGGCGTGCGGCCCGGGCTGCGCGCACGCGACGACGCTTCTCTACGTCGACCCGAGCACGAACGACTACGACATCCTCGACCACTACAACCCGTGGATGAAGCAGTTCTCGCCGAGCTACAGCATCACGTACGCGATGCGCGGCGTGATCACGTCGAAGGCGCAGAACGTGCAGGCTCCCCCGCCGGTTCAGACATTCACCTACGACTATCAGGTCAACCTCGCCCTCGGCGTCGGCGCTCCTTCGGAGATACACGCGCTGCAGGAGGGTCTCCAGACGCTTCTCGACAAGAACGGGAAGCCATACATGATGCGCGGGGTATTCGGGCCGTACGGTCCGCAGACCGCAGCAGCACTTGGCCGCTTCCAGGTCGACCATGGGATAGCGGACGAACCGCAGGGGCACGACTTCGGTCCGCAGAGCCGAGCAGCGCTCACACAGGCACTCCTCGACAATGCGCAGAGCGCGAGTGGGGCACCGCTTCCTCGTCCTCTCGACCCCGGTGCGCATCATCCGAACTAAGTGCGGAGATAGTTTATAAGTGACGCTTAAATATCAACCAACTATATGAACAACGGACTCTTCAAACTCGACTGGGGAAGCATCGCAGATGCCGTCCTTATGTCGGTCGTCGTTGCGGTCGGAACAGCAGCGGTATCTATCGTGTCGGCCCCCAACTTCGACGTCCTCTCGCTCGACTGGGAACAAGTGGGACACAACATGCTGAACCTCGCAATCATTGCATCCGTGCTCACGCTCGGAAAGGATCTCCTCTCTACGAACAACGGTAGTCTGCTCGGCATAACTCCGCCGACGACTCCCGCCTCGCAGGGCTAGCCATGGTGGCAAAAATAGCAGTCGCGGCTGTGGTGTTGCTCGCATCGCTCTCCACAATCGCTTCCGCTCTCGATAGAAACGACGTTTATTATCAGAGAGGAGAGGAAGATCCCGCGATAGCAACTGAGCGCAGCGCATGGCTCGGAGCACTCGAGTGGTGCGAGAGCCAAGGAAACCCGAAGGCGATCAACCCTCGCGACAGCGACGGAACGCCGAGCTACGGACTCCTGCAGTTCAAACCATCGACATACGCAGAGTTCGCAAAGCTGTACGGCCTCGCTTCGACAACAGACTACATGAACCCGATAGAGCAGATCCAGATCGTCGAGCACATGATTATCGACAACCGAGTGAACCTCCACCATCAATTCCCAGCATGTGTCGCACACATAGGGATGCCGCCAAAAGAATGACAACCGAGCGGCAACCAAACGTCAACCAAGCAGAATAAGCCCTAAAAATGGGGCTTTTCTGCGTATCAGAGTTATCCACATGACTCTATGGACAGATAGCGAGGGGTCGCTATAATAACGATGGTCGATATATTAGAGCTTAAATAAAAACCATATGAATGTACTTGATCTAAGAGAGAAGAAAACGGAGCGTCGGTCTCGTCCCAGCCTCGCGCCTCTGGTGTTCGCTGCATTGTTCGTGCTCGGGATTGTGTACCTCATCTGGCTCGACAGCGGATGCGGCATCAGCGGCATCATGACGTCGGCCGGAAAGGTCTGCATCAACTAACATGGCAGGCCTAAGAGAGCTGGACCAGAACGAATGGGACGAGGAGGAGGACGACTTTGAGGAAGAGGAAGAATGACAGGAAGACGAAGACCTATGACGACTGGAATGTACAAACATCAATCTCACTCTGCGGCAACTAGACTGAAGATGAGTTTGTCCCACGTCGGTAAAAGGCACACCGCTAGCACGATCCGAAAGATCAGCGGAGAACGAAACCATCGGTGGAATGGCGACCAAATTAAATATGGCGGTATACATCTCTGGCTCCAAAGAACCTATGGAAAGGCGAATCGGTGCGAAAGGAGAAAGTGCACAGGTCGAAGCAAAAACTTCAACTGGGCACTTAGAAAGGGAAAAGATTATAAGCGTCTGCGGAGAAACTTCTGGCAACTTTGCCGATCGTGCCACATGCTGTACGACGGTTCAAACAAAGGCAGGACTCCGTGGAATAAAGGAAAAATATGTCCGAAGATAAAAATGTAGCGATAGTAAAGCAACAAGCGTCGAAAGCACTCACGACTGCAACTGGTGTCACTATTGCATCGCAAGAAGACATGACGAACGCGACCGATGTGCTGTCGAAGATCAAACAGGTGGCGAAGCTCCTCAAGGAGCGCAAGGAGGCCATCACCAAGCCGCTCAATGAAGCACTCGCGAGTGCACGCGAACTATTCCGGAAGCCGGAAGCAGATCTCGCAGACGCAGAGCGGATCATCAAGGGCAAGATGCTCGACTGGCAGGATGCCGAGGACAAGCGCATCGCGAAGGCGAAGGCGAAGGTCGTCGACCAGGTCGAGAGCGGCAAGATCTCGACGGAGAAGGCCGTGCAGAAGATGGACGACATAGGCACCGCGCCTACGACGACCACAGGCAAGGTCGGGCAGGTGTCGACGAAGATCATCAAAAAGTACCGCGTGACGGACGAGTCGAAGCTGCCGCGCGAGTTCCTCATGCCCGACATGGCGAAGATCACCGAAGCCCTCAAGGCCGGCGTGAGCGTACCGGGCGCGGAGGTTTACGAGGAGAAGGTAATAAGCGCGCGATGATATGACCGTCGTAATGACAAGGCCTCCTCGCGAGCGCAAGGAACGGGCGGTGTCGTTCAGACGACTCACAATCGCGGACGTGGAGACGCTAGTGGGCCGAAAGGCCGACGGGGTCAAGATACGCGGCTCGTGGGTGGTGCTGTACTTCGCCGCGCCGGACGTGACGGTCCGGTTCAGGAAGTGGTAGTTATCCACATGGCGACGGCTCGCCATACGCGATACAATGACTTCATTAAAAACTAATCAAATTACCATGGCAGAAGAAAAAAAGACGAAAGGCGCGAACGTCTACGAGAAGGTGTTCAACATCCAGCAGGCGATCCACACGGTGATCAAGGGCGGATACAACGACCACTTCAAGTACAAGTTCGCGCGCGAGCGCGACATAGTCGCGGAGGTGAAGCCGCTCCTCGGCAAGGAGGGACTCGCGATCACCCACTCGCTCGTGAAGGAGGAGGAGGTACCGCACGGCCAGAGCTCGAGCGGCTCGCAGAAGTTCCTCACCAAGCTCACGTTCGAGTTCCGCTTCACCAACATCAAGGACCCGACCGACTTCCTCATCGCTGTAGGCATCGGCTACGGCCAAGACGGCGAGGACAAGGGCGCGCCGAAGGCCTACACGATGGCGCTCAAGTACGTCCTCTCGAAGCAGTTCCTCGTCGAGACCGGCGATGACGCGGAGGAGACGCGCGGTAGCAAGGGGAAGGGCAAGTCGGCTGGGAGCACAGACGAGAAGTTTGAGACCGCGAAGCGCATGCTCCAGCAGACGCGCAACGTCGACGGCCTGCTCGAGTACCAAGAAAACCTCGCGAGCGGCAAAGGGTCGTTCAACGCCGCCCAAAAGAAGGAACTCCTGGCGCTGGTCAAGGAGCGCATCGAAAAACTGCAGAACGCATGAAAGGCTTCATCTGGCGCAAGGACGGCTACGTCATGATGCGGTGCGGCGTTATACCGAGATCCGCAAAGGGCGCTCGCTACAAACTCGTACACCGCATTATCGCAGAGCACATGCTCGGCCGACCCTTGCGCCGTGATGAGGTCGTGCACCACAAAAACGGCGATAGATCGGACAACTACCCTAGCAATCTCGAGGTGACGACGCAGGCGAAGCACGCAAAACTCCATTACGGTGGCCGGGAAAAGAATAAAAAAGGACAATTCGTATGAAGCTGAAAAACCCGAGAGGTTACCTCTCGTATACGCAAATAGATATGTGGCGTCGCAACAAGCAGCGCTATATTGCGAATTACATCATGGGAGAGGATCGAACCTTCACGAATAGTGGCATAGAACACGGCAAAAAGACCTCGGAGGCGCTCGAAACAGGCGAAGCTGGAGGAGATGCCATCATGGAGGCCGTACTAGCACTGCTGCCTCATTACAGCGAGCGTGAGTATGAAATGCGGGTCACGATGCGGACCAAGGATGGCGAGGTTGACCTTCTGGGAAAACTGGACACATTCGACCCGAAAAAGCTGCGGATCCGCGAGTACAAGACTTCAAGAAACATGTGGACGCAAAAGCAAGCGCAACGACATCCGCAACTCCACCACTACGCCACAATGATCTATCTAAAATACGGCAAACTTCCTACGGAGTGCTGGCTGGACTGCATAGAGACCGAGGAGGGAGATGAAGGGGTACGTTTCACTGGAAACATACAGAGTTTTCACGTGAAAATAGGCCTCACCGAGGTGCTTGAGTATATGTCTCTAGCCAATAGGGTGGCCCGGGAGATTGACGCAGAGTATCGACATCAACTTAAAAGACTAGCTTAAAACCATGGCAGAAAAGATATTTACCAACGGCCTGATCTTCAAAGAGCCAAGGGCAAAGGCTCCGCCGTACGTGAAGGGGTCATTATCCATAAAGGTCGACGAGTTCATCGTATGGCTGGGCGACCACAAGGGCGAGAAGGAGTGGATCAACATCGAGATCAAGGAGAGCAAGGGCGGCAAGATCTACTGCGAGCTCGACACGTGGCAGCCAAAGCGCAGAGACGAGGAAGAAGCGCCGGAGGAAGAACCGGCGGCAGACTACCCTCCCGAGGACATAAACCCCGACGACATCCCCTTCTAGGGGTTGTCCACACATTCCAACTCGCCGAATGGCGACGGGTTGGTATAATGAAAAAACTATGAACGCAGGACAAAAGAGGATGGTGCACACGACGATATGGGCCAGCGGGCAGTTTTCCCGCCTCTCGAAGGAAGGCCGTCTCCTCTACATCGGCATGATAACGCTCGGCGACGACGACGGGCGTCTTAAGGGAAGCGCTGCGCTAATCCGCAGCCAGATATTCCCCTACGACGACGACGTGAAAGTAGCCGACGTGGCACGCTGGCTCAAGGAAATAGAGGCACAAAAACTGGTCGTAAAGTACGACGTCGACGGAGAGGAGTACTTCTTCCACCCAAAATGGGAGGAATACCAACAAATACGCGAGGACAGGCGCCGGGAGAGCCATATTCCGGCTCCATCATTCGACTTTCCGCCTGTGTCAACCATCGGGCAACCAAGTGGCAACCAAACGGGTTCCAAAACGCCGCTTAAGATAAGTAAAGATAAGAAAAGTAAAGATAATACAAATACGCTCACTTCTGACAATGCCTTCGTCGCCTTCTGGGAAAAATACCCCAACAAGGTCGGCAAAAAGGCCGCATGGAAGGCGTGGCAGAAGGTGGACATCACCCCCGAGCTCATCGCGAAGATCATGACAGCCCTCGACGCCGCGAAAAAGAGTCCCCAATGGTCGAAGGACGACGGAAGGTACATACCCCACCCGGCTACGTGGATTAACGGCGAGCGTTGGGACGACCAGATCGCGCCGGCGCAGAAAAAGAACTCGAAATATGACAATGTTGGAACCAGCACCCGCGCCTAAGCGCTTCGAGCATGCGGACTTCTCGACGCTCCCGCAGCAGATACGCGACATCATCGAGAACGTGCGCAAAACGAGGAAGGGTCTGTACCTCTGGGGCCCGATAGGCGTCGGAAAGACGTACACGATTTACGCGATCCGGAAGCGCCTCTACGAGATGGGCATCACCGTGCGCATACACAGCGCTCCCGAGATGTTCGACATGATCCGCGACGACTTCGACCACAAGGACAGCTTCAACCTCGACCGGATACTGGCCAACCGGGGCGTGCTCATCATCGACGACCTCGGTGCGGAAAAGGCGAGCGACTGGGTGAGCGAGACCATGTTCAAGATCGTCGACAAGCGGTACCGCGAAGTGCTGCCGACCATCATCACCAGCAACCTCGAGCTAGGCGAGATGTCGGAGCGCCTCGGCGACCGCATCTCGAGCCGCATCGCGGAGATGTGCGAGATTATCAAACTAGAGGGCGTGGACCGCCGACTCAAATGAGCAAGAAAAAGACAGTAGACGTGGGCGACGAACTCATGCGCGACCTGCAGAGTCGCTTCGGAGAGGACGCGGTGATGATGCTCGACGACCACAACGCCGTCGACATCGGCGCAATCTCCACGCGATCGCTCGGGCTCGACCACGCTCTCGGGATAGGAGGCCTGCCACGCGGCCGCATCACCGAGATCTACGGCCCCGAGGCAACCGGCAAGACGACGCTCGCCTTGCACGTGGTGGCGCAGGCGCAGAGCGAAGGCGAGACATGCGCATACATCGACCTCGAGCATGCGATGGATCCGGCATATGCCCGCAAGATCGGTGTCGACACAAAAAAGCTGCTCATCTCGCAGCCATCCGGCGGCGAGGAGGCGCTCAAGATAACCGAGGCGATGATTGAGAGCCACAAGCTCGCGGTCGTCGTATTCGACTCCGTAGCCGCCATCATTCCCAAGTCGGAACTCGAGGGCGAGATTGGCGACGCGCACATGGCAGGGCAGGCGCGCCTCATGTCGCAGGCGCTGCGCATGCTCACCGGCAAGATCTCGAAGTCCAACACCTGCCTCGTGTTCGTGAACCAGCTCCGCACCAACATTGGCGCGTACAGCCCCAACGGGCAGGTGCCGGAGACCACGAGCGGCGGACGCGCGCTCAAGTACGCCGCGACTATCCGCATCGACCTGCGCCGCACGAGTTCGATAAAGAAAGGCGAGGACGTCGTCGGCGCGCGCATCAAGGCGAAGGTGGTAAAGAACAAGGTGGCGAGCCCGTTCAAGATCACCGAATACGACATCATCTACGGCGAGGGCATCTCTCCGGAGAGCGAGATGCTCGTGCTCGGCGAGGCAGCAGGAGCGCTAAAGAAGTCTGGCAACGCATACGTGTACGACGACCGCACGCTCGGCCGCGGATACGACGCGAGCCGGCAGTTTCTGAAAGCGAACCCCGACGTGGCGAAGGAGCTGCGCGAAGCCATCAAAAAAAGCTATGAGGTATAAACCGACAATGCGGCAGGCGATCTTCGCTCCGCGATGATGAAGGAAAACCCAGGGCTCCTGCAGCGCACGAAGATCCGCGGCAAGAGCGGCGCGAGCTACTACGGGTACCGGCTCAACACCAGCCCGACCATCGAACTCATCAAAGATCCGAGCCTGCTATCGTTCTACAAAAAAGTGAAGTCATGAAAGCATCCTCCGCCATACGAAAAGGAAAGGAACTCGAGGACTACGTCGCTGACCAGATAGTTGCGCTCGGCATCGACCCGAAGGCGCGACGCAGCAACGGCAGCGGGAACGGCAACAGGGAAAAGGCCGACATATCGACCTCGATGACAGTGCTCGGGCAGGCCGCCGGCATCGAGTGCAAGAACACGGTGACGGTGGCGATACCAGAATGGTGGAGGCAGGCGAAGAAGCTGGAGAGCATCGGCCGCGAGCCTATCCTCGCGTTCAAGCTCCCACACGACCCGTACGAGGGCACGTTAGTGACGATATACCTCGACACCTTCCTCCGGCTCGTGCATGCGAGCAACGGCGTACAGCAGGCGCCACGCCAGCCAACCGAGGACACTCGAGAACTGAACCACGCTGTGCAGCATCTCAAAGAGGCTATCGCCAAGGTGCAAAAGTTCCTATGAACGACTGGGTGTAGAATGTGTGAAGGCCAACCGGAAAGGAGGTGTGCCTTGAAAGAGCATTGCTGGTGCAATATGCGCAACCCGAGGTACGGAACGATGCTCGACCTCGCGGACGCTACGCATGTACGCGACGGGATACCGCTCTGCGGATCCAAATGCGTCATCGAATACGAGCGGCAAAAGGCGAGCGAAACCGCATGGCACGCCTTCCGCAGACAGCAAGCCAACGGAGGCGACAATGGTACAGCCCACGCCACTTCACCACGTTAACGGCGGCAATCCGGAGCTCGGAGTGCAATGCGCAAACTGCGGAGCGTGGCTCGGCGACGAGCGAGCCGTCGCAAGCACCGCCAATGGTGCAAGGTTCTTTTGCAAGATGGAGCCCGGCGACAAGCCCGAGGACTCGTGCTACCTCCAATGGAGGATGAAGCGCCACTGAAAACCGGCGAATGCCCAATGCAGCCGGAGACCTGCCCCGCCACCTAAGGCGGGGTTCTTTTGTTATCCACACGTGCCGCGTAGACTATAGCGACCACTCGCTATACAATAAGTTCATTAAAAGTTAATCGTAAAAGGTACATGGCAAGACTATTCAGGGACCGGACGATTGAGAAGCGTGTGATGGCAGTCGTGCGCGATGCAATCGAGGAAGCCCAGCACGAGCAACGCCTCACAGAGATCGTGGAGGCAGGGGTCAAAAAGGTGTTCGCGCGTCTCAAGTAACCGTATGGGGAAGGCCTACACGTACACCAGTCGATACTTCGCCGGCCGCGTCACGCTCGTAAACGGCAAGAAGAAGATCGCCATAAAGGCTCCGCTCTACTACGACGCGGAGGTGGCGAAGTTCAAGGTGGGCGACGAGGTGTCGATCACGCTCACCAACCGGAAGCCGAAGCGCACCGAGTCGCAGAACAACTACTGGTGGGGCGTATACCTGCCGGCAATACTCGCGGCAGGCAAAGGCAGCGGCAGCGCACTCGAGACGCACGAGGATCTGGCGCGCAAGTTCCTCACGATAAAAGAGTGGCGCAACAGCAAAGGCCAGCTCTGCTACATACGCGCGAGCACGGCGGAGCTGACGGTCGGCGGCTTCTGCGAGTTCATAGCGAACGTGCAGGAGGAGACCGGCGTGGCAGCGCCACCGACGGAGAACTTCGACCTCGCGCCATTAAAAGCACAACCAAAAAGTCATGGCAAAACAACCAGAGACGAAGGAGGAAAAGGAGGCACAGGAACGGGTGGAGACGATAGCGCAGGAGATAGCGAAGCTGTCCCGCCAAGTCCACGCGCTCCTAAACGGTCGCCTAAGAAAGAAGGCGGTCGTCGTGCTCCTCGCAAACGCGGCGCAGATGCCGCAAGCGACGGTGCAGAAAGTCCTCGAGGCCATTGAGGACATGGAGTCGGACTGGCTCAACGGATAATTTATCCACACCACGTCCTAACTGATAGGCGACGGCTTGCTATACTAGAGTCATGAAGGCAAAGAAACGAAAACGACGACTCACCAAAGCAGAGCGCGAAGCGTTCGCGAAAGTGGGTAGTGCCGGTGGTAAAACCACAGCCCGACGCCTCGGCAAAAAGGGCATGTCGGAACTCGGTACCAAGGGGGCAATCGCCCGCTGGGGACCGAAGAAGGGCGAGTAATTTATTAGTTATAAGCGTTAATCTATAATCTATATGGCAGAAGAAAAAACACAGGAGCAACTCGACGCAGAGCAGCTCCAAAAGGACGTGGAGGGCTTCAACGCGAAGCTGATCCCGCTCCTCGGTGAGTTCAACGTCGGACTCGGCGCCACGGCGTTCATCACGCCGGATGGTCGTATCGGCGCGCGCCCGACTCTCTTCCGCGCACCCGCGCAGGAGAAGAAGCCGGAACCGGCAGCGCCGGCATCATCCGACGCACCGGCCGCATCTGCGGCTCCGGAAGCGAAGGTGACGGGGTCGGATCAGTAACATGATCTTCGCCCTGGGATACATAGCGGGCGTCGTCACCTGCACGTTCATATTCGCCGTCATCGTCGCCGTAAAGGCCGAGCGGTACGTCGATAGGGCAGGCAACGCGATACGGGAAGCCGCAAAGCGCGAATACCCCGTCATCGGAAAACTCCCGCTCGTTCCCCGCGGCTTCGTAGAGACGCCTCCCGACGACGACGAACTCGCCCGGCAGGAGGTCATCGAAGAAAACCGCGCGAAGGGCAGAGATACTCACATTAGCGAACTCACATCATGAGCACAAAAAAGCAAAAGGAGAAGAAGGTGGTCATCGTGCCGCGTGGCAAGCAGATCCTCGTGCGCGTCGACGACGAGCAGAGCCGCGTGAACGAGTACGGCATCGTCATCCCCGACGACATCGAGCAGGAGCGCAAGGCGCAGGGCACCGTCGAAGCGGTCGGTCCCGAGATCAAGGACGTGAAGAAGGGCGACCGCGTTATCTACGGCGCGTACGCCGGCGAGTCCATCAAGACCCGCGAGAGCGAAAAGCAGGTCGACTACAAGATCCTCGAGGACGCAGACGTCATTGCATTTATCAAATAGCAAAATTACCATGCCAGAAAGAGAACTCACGTTTGGAGAGAAGGCAGTAGGGCTTACGTTCAATCCCGGCGGCAACGCAGAAGTGAACACCATCAAGGCAGCATTTGCGGCCATCATTGACCAGCTCAATGACCTGCGCACGCAGGCAGGCCCCGGAGACAAGGGTCGTATGTACTCCGAAGCAATCACAGATGCGCAGTCCGCGCAGATGTGGGCAGTAAAAGCTATAACGTGGCAATACTAATATGGTGGATCCATTTCGTAAGGAATATAAAG